TCAGAATGATTTTGGTGGCTCATAAAAGATACTTGCTCCTTTCGGCAAATCCTGTTCAGCCATCAGTTCAACACGAATCTGACGTTTGTACTTATAATAGGTATTCCGGGCAAGACCGGTGAGTTTCATGCACTCGGCATCGTCAAGTGTGCCGCCGAAGGTCTTGCAATGGGTGCGGATGATCTGCTTGGCTTTTCTGGCTTTTTTCGTTTCAAATCCAACACCCTTTTTGCGGCCAACCTGCTTGCCGTTCAGCCGGGCCGTCAAAAGTCCCTCACGGGTGCGCTGGTGCAAATCGGCAACTTCTTTTTCGGACTGCTCAAAGGCCAGCTTGATTTGCTCTTTTGCCAAGGCCATCAAATATTCGTTGATGCCCTTCAAGATGAAGTCCACATTTGTCCCGGTCATGGCAATGCTGCCGGACAGGGCTTTTTTGTAAGTTTCAGTGTCAATGTGGTGCTCTTTCAAGAACACCAGCCGGATGCCCTTATGGTAGAGGTCTTCGTACAGAGCAAAGCCTTCCTCTGCATTTCTGGACATCCGGGACACCGAATCGAACACCACCGTATCTCCTGCTTTCAGAACTCGGTAGAGCTTCAGCCACTCTGGGCGAAAGATGGATGTGCCGGTATAGGCTTCCTGCACGATATGGGCAGTCGGGTACTCGGCCTTGATGTTGCGGATCTGACGGTCAATGCTCTGCTTTGCCGTAGAGATGCGGCAATAGCCATAGATGTTCATGGGGTTCCTTTCTGGCTCAAAGATAACGAGCGACATTTTTAAGACTGTGTTTTGCACCTTGAAATGGCCTGAAAACGGCTGATTTTAATACAAAACAGAATATACGGTATTTTTAATACAGCTTTAGTGGGCATAGGCAGTCATAAAATCAGAAATGGTAGTGCACGGTTTGTGATTGGCGGTGTCCTCGCCATCCAAAGGAGCGTAGTTCCAGTCGGTATCCTCGTCAATATATCGCCGCCCATCGTCCGGCAGGTCCAGCGGTTCCGCAAGGATAATGGTGCCCCAGTGGTTGACCATCACGAAGGGTGCGATCTCACAAGGGATGCCCCGGCACTCATCGTCGTGCTGGACATCATAGGCGTACAGACCATCCGGGACAGTATCTCTCTTGATGCGGAAGCTGGTGAATAATGCAGGCTTTCCACAAACCGTGATTTCTTCGTAGTGTTCGGTCATTGCATGAAAGGTCATAAAGCGTTCCTCTTTAGATTTCAATAATAAAAGCTCTGAATTTCTCTTTGTAGAAGTCCATTGCGCTCTGCGGCAGAGAAGTCATATTTCCTTCGCTGTCGCATCCGGCCAGAAATCCCGGCCCGGCAAGAACATCGGCTCCATCCCACAGCGGACGATTGAGCGGCAGGCCAAGCAGCTTGCCTTTATCATTGCAGACCAGTGTGACCTCTGAACCGGTGTCACTCAATGTAATGCATTCGATCAGCCCGCCTACAAATTCCTGCATGGCTTCAAGGGTGTTGTCCAGTTCGATCTCCTTTGGCAACTCCATTGGCAGGAGCGCAAGGACTTTGATTTTTTCTTCTTTCATTGTGTACCTCCAAATAAAAACAGGACAGCCCACACGGACTGTCCTGCAAAAAGTAAAGGGGAGCATCCGAAGATACTCCCCTAAGTGAATAATTATTTCTTCCTTACCATACAGCGTTTCTTGAAGAATGCGATGCCATAGCAGAGAATGTCATCATAGTCGTCCCGGAAATCTGCCGCATACATCCGGTCATTGATCTGCTGAATGGCAGTATCACAGGCATCCGGCAGAGCATCCAGAGTTTTTGCATACTTGGCTTCAAAAATTGCTACACGACCATTGCGGATGTCCTTTACAATAACATCGCTGCGTCCTTCGCCATGCTCTTTGTTGGATTCCACCACATAGCCAGCACCAGTAAAGATGCCTGCAAGGAAAGCGTGGTAAAAATCCTCCCGGTAGTCGTGGTAGCTGATGGTCATACGCAGCAGCTTGGTCATCTCTTTTGTCAGAGCTTCGTTGTTTCCGCTCCAGACTGCATCAAACAATGGGCTGCGGTTCCATGCCTTTGCACTGTCGTCAAACCATTTGCTTACAGTGGTTTCAAAAATTTCCCGAATCTCTGCATTGGGAATCATCAGCGCAGAGCAGCCATCCGGCAGCGAATCTGTCAGATCCTTATCCCGCACCTTGGTCAGATAGCCTGTCAGATACAGCACACTCCAAAGATTTTCCTCAGAGGAGTGCAGATAATCGTAGGTCAGGTTTTCTTCAATGTGCTGGACAATGGAGCCACCAGCCATCAGCGTTTCGAGCCTCGTGGTGATACTGTCGCCTGCATAGTCGATGAAAGAACGGATGATGGCGTTATCACTGGTGTTTTTCCAATAGCTTTTCGGCTTCTGTGCTACACCATACTGGAAATCCCGCAGATAACTGATTACGTCCCACGGACAATAAATGTCTGCATCGCCAAAATGATAACCGTCGTACCATGCCTTGATTTCAGCAGACTGCGATTCAAGATCAGCATCCTTCAGCATTTGATCTACATCTGCCTGTGTGAAACCAAAGGATTCGCTCAACCGGGGAGAAAGAATCGTATCGGAAACAAAATTATTTGTTCCGGTAAAAATGCTTTCTTTGGCAATTTTCAGGCAGCCAGTAACAACAGCAAAGTCAAGCGAAGTATTGTCTTTGAGCGTGGTGCTCATCATAGCCCGCATCACGTCCAGCATCTGCGAATAATATCCGTTGCTGCTGGCTTTTGCAATGGGAACATCATACTCATCCAGGATGACGACCGCCGATTTTTTGAAATGGATTTCCAGCATCCGGGTCAACAGCAAAAAGCAGCTTTTGGTTTCATCCATAGATGCAGTGCGTCCCAGAATCCGCTTAAAGATGCCTTTGTCATCGTCGGAAATAGCATCGTCATCCAAAAGAAACTGATAATCCTGAAATGCAAATGCCAGTTTCATGCACAGCATTCCATAGGCACTTTCAAAGGTTAGACCGTCCGTGTCCTTGAAAGAGAAAAATACCACAGGACACTGGTTCATCCATTTTTGGCAAAGTTCTGTGTTTTGGGAAATCGCCAATCCCTCAAACATCTGCTTGCTGTCTTTGCGGATGTCAAGAAAATTTGCGAGAGTGCTCATACCAAGGGATTTTCCGAAACGGCGAGGACGAGTGATCAAGGTTACTTCAGCGATACCACCGCTAAGAAGTTCAGAAATCAGATTGGTCTTGTCGATATAATAATACCCGCCTTCTCGAATCTTTTCAAAATTCGAGATTCCAACAGGAAACTGCAAATCTTTCATGCAATGCTCCTTTCCGCTCACAGAGGAGAGCTTTCAGAACTCACTACTGTAAGTGTACCATGAAATATAGAATCATACAAGAATCAAGTGACATCGAAATAGAGCAGTTTTATTATGCTACGTTCAATCTGGTGGCTTTGTAGCAGTCTGCGCACATTCCCTCATGGGTGGCGGCAAACTCTGCCGCCTGCATGATAGAACCGTCCTTCAGCTTGACCCTCTTGATGGGCTGGTTGCAGCGGGCGCAGATGCAGGGCACAGGCGGCTGTTCCGGCTTTTGGCTGGTGGATTTCGGTTTCGGCTGCTTTTGCGGCTCTGATTCCGGCTGCGGTGCAGCATCTTCCGGCAAATCCTCTCCGGCATAAACGTACAGGCCAAGGCCAAACATAGCGAGGTTCTTCACTAAGCACCGCATGATAGCCTTATTCACATCGAACATGGAGGCTGCTTCTACGGTACGTTCTTCCATGCCGATTTTTTCACGGCGGCGGGTCTGCGGATTGTACTCCCATTTCGGGGTGGAGTAGGTATAAGGCATAGCTTTCATGGCTTTGTTTGCGCCATCCAGTACAGGCAGCCACATTTCATGCGAAACATCCTCAATCGTGACCGAGGTATACACCATGAAGCCGGTTATGGGGTCATAAACATAGGGCAGGCCGTTGAATTTCTTGACCTCGTAGCTGGCAGCGGGATACAGCTTCTTCACCTCTGCCCAGGCATACGCCCAGCTTACATATTTCAGTTCCGTGTTGCCGGACTTTTTGACTTCCAGATGATCTTTGAAGTCGATAGCAAATAATTTTACGAATGGATTTTCCATAAGAATGCCTCCAATTCTGATAAAGAAAAAGGGCACAACAGCGTCAACTGTTGTGCCCCATGATGTGAAAATTACGGATTGAGCAGAAAATCAATGATGTTTCGATGAATGATTCCGTTTCGGCTTAAATTCACCAAGTCACCACTGATAACATACTTAGGATAGTTGTCGTGCAGCCGCTCAAGATTACCGAACTCTCGTTCTTCATCGGCGGGAGTGATCAGGTAAGCAACCTGAATATAGAGCTTTTCATCTCCACGGTAGCAGATAAAATCAATTTCGGTGTCGTCCAGCTTGCCGACCTGAACTTCATAGCCACGGCTCCGCATTTCCAGATATACGATGTTCTCATACAGCTTGTTGCTGTCAAGCTCTTCGCTTTTCTTGATAACGTTCCGCAGGCCAAGATCGACTGCATAGTACTTTTCTGTGCTGGACAGGAGCGCTTTTCCTTTGATATCATAGCGGCGTGCATTTAGAAGGATAAAGGCTTCCTTGAAATAATCAACGTAGTTCAGTACGGTAGCAGTGGTTGTCTTGATTCCTTCCGAAACCATGTGTCCACTGATATTACGGGCAGAAAACGGATTGCCGATATTGTCCAGCAGGAATGCAAGGACATTACGTAATGCGGTCTGTTCGCGAATATTGTGGCGTAGCATGATGTCACGGACAATGATAGCCTCGTAAAGATCGTCCAGATAGGTGGTGATTGAATGATCGTCAGGGAGGAAGAAACGCTGCGGAAAACCGCCGTACTTCAAATAGTCTGCGAAGAGCTTTTCATCCGAAGTATAGGTTCCGTTTTCAATGCATTGCTGTTTTGCTTCGGCCAGCGAAAAGGGGAAAACCTGAATCTGGATGTATCGTCCGGAAAGATAGGTTGCCAGTTCGCCGGAAAGCAGCTTGGAATTGGAGCCGGTCAGGTAAATATCACAATCGAAATCGACACGAAGAGAATTGATTGCAATCTGCCAGCGCTCCACCTCCTGAATCTCATCCAGAAGAATATAAATTTTGCCGGTGCAGCCTTCCGCTTTTTCTGCGATGTAGTCGTAAAGCGTTTCTGCAGTACGGGTGTTGCGGAAGCGCATGGACTCAAAATTGGCCTGAATAATGTTCTGTGCGGGAATGTTGCGCTGGAGGAGCACGTCCTTGATCTGACCGAGAAGGACTGTTTTTCCACAGCGCCGGATTCCAACCAGAACTTTGATCAGATCCTGATCGATAAAAGGAATGATCTTATCCAAATAACTTTTGCGCAGAACCATCGTGCATCACCTCATATTCTTATCTTAGCATACAATTATTGTTGTGTAAACAGTATTGTGCTTTTCTATTAAATAAAAATAGCTGAAGCACGAATTTTGTGTTCCTATAGGCGTACAAAAATTATGCTGCATGGATAATGGTAAACCTGCGGCTGCTTACATTCTTGCTGTACCGATTGAAAATATCGGGCTGTTCTTTCTTCAAACGCTGGGAGTCTACCCGTTTACTTTCGGAGGATACCCAGGACACCTTGTAGCCCGGTGCTGTGCCATAAGCGGCATCCTGCATTTGCAGCTTGACCTGTTGCTCGATAGCCGTTTTCTCCTGTTCCATCTGCTCGATTTGGGTGGAAAGCTCCTGCCGCTTATCCAACAGGTCACGGATGGGATTCAGATCGGCAGTTTTGTTTCTATCATCTACAGAGTACAGCTGATTGATCTGCTGTGTATCCCCCTCGCTTCCGGTGGGTACAGGCGGAATTTCGGGCATCACGTTGTATTTCCAGAAGTGCTCTTCCTTGGCAATGAGGTTGTTCAGAACTTCTTTGTCGGTTGTGATTTTGTGAATCACCAGCTCTTTTCCGAAAATAAGAGCAGCAATGTACCAGCAGTCAAAACCGCTGACAGCCAGATAGTGATTGACCTGAGCCATGTAATGTGCAGGGATTTTTCCATCAGCCCATTTGTCTGCAGAAAACGGCGAGACCGTCTTGCACTCCAGTCCGGCCTTCTGCCCAACGATCAGGCGGTCAAAATCTGCCAGAAGCAGCGGATGTTCCTCACTCTGGTAAATGGCATTTGCACGGCGTACTTTCAGACCGGTGGCCTCGGTGAAGCGCTGCGCCACATAATCCTCCAAATCGCGTCCCTGGCGCATAGCCTCATTATCGATGTTCTCAATAGTTTCGCTGTTTTTGTCGCAGTAAACCTGAAAAGCAGAGCGATAGGGATTTACACCCAGAATGGCACCTGCATCGGTGCCGGTAATACCGCACTTGCGGTAGCGGAGCCAATCTTCTTTGGACAGGTTCAAAGTTGAAATCAATCTTTTCATGCACTTTGCATCCTTTCTCTCATAATTGATTCGGTAATGATGAAGTCGTATTCCACCAAGTCTTTCATGATCATGGAAAAGTCACTGGCCAATGAATGGCAAGAGCCAACCCACAGGTCATAAAGAAAATCCAGAATATTATTTTGCACCCTGAGATGGTTCCAGTAGCGCTCCTCTAGTCTGCCCTCGGATTCCAAAACAATAATGGCGGTGCTGATGGTACTTTTCATCGTGATCTCATAAGCCGTGGTAACGCTGATTTCAGAAGCACTCTTCTCAACGTTGTCAAAAAATTCCGTGAATTCCCTGAAAATGCGGTTGTTTACATCATTCATGGCTTGCTCCTTTATGCTGCGGCCAGCACCATCTTGTAAGCCTTGTCGATCATGGGGTTGCCCTCTGCGGTATGCAGGAACAGATTTTCCTTGTAGTTTTTGGTCTTGCGGAGAGGGTCTGCGTGGGTGGCAAAATCAGAGACTGCGTTGATAAAGCGCCAACCGTTCTTGCCGACCCATTCCAGATCCGGTGCGTTATAATAGTGAGCTTTCAGATCTTCCTGCAAGCGCAGGTTATTCTTCCGATGGCAATCGGACAGGTCCTCAGAAATCGGGAAAAACTCATTGATGAACTCCTGCACCTTGTGATCGGATAAATCGATGCGAGCCAGCTCTTCGCCACGGTTGCCGAGTTCAATCATATAGTTGCTGGCCAGCTGCAGGGTTTCACGGGCATCCTGCACGCGGAGCAGAACATTTTCGGTGTGGCGTGCAGTCCAGCTGCGCTTTGCTGTATTCAGCGCAAGGTTCAGAGTATTCTGGCAGACCACACGGATTGGAGTCATGGCCATTTTCACACCAGAACTGCCGTCATGACTGTTGAAGATCACAAGATATGGTACTACTTGATCTCCAGCAATAAGATATTTCCTCGGAAGCCTTGCCAACATCCAGACCTTTCTGCCGCCCTGCAGGGAACCGGCAGTTTCATAAGTGACACCTTCACCCAGCAGATCATCGGTGAACTGGAATGCTTCCTCATTCTGGACAATGCGGTAGCGATCAGATACCACGCCCAGAACAGCATCATCGGTGCTGCGGACGTTAGCCCGATAGCCGGGAATCATAGCACCCGTGCCGGAATAGATATTGCGGCTCTCCACCTGCCAATCCAGACCGGCCAGTTCCAAGGCTTCACGGCTTGCAGGGGCATCCATGATGATCCGGCCAAGGCCGTGCCAAGGGGTCTCACGGACAGAGAACATCGTTTCAACATTTGCGGGCATAGTAAAATCTCCTTTTCAGTGTATTTTGCTCAGTCGTTGTTTTCCATTTCTTCAGCGATGCGGACGAGGACTTCCACCAGGACGGTGCCAACCTCTTTGACGATTTCGGACCAAAAGTTCATAATGCTTTCTCCTTTCTGCGCAGCTGCGCTTTAAAATACGATGGTAATAATGATAGTGATGGTACGGAATAACAAAATGCTCACCTCCAGACATAAAAAAAGCCCCTGAGTCTTTCGACTCAGAGGCTTTGGATCATGATTATTATATCTGGGTGAAAAAATCAAATTGCAAAAGGCCAGATTGGTCTTTGACTACGGGAACGTGTGACAACTTAGAGGAGTTTTTTCTTCAGAATCATCTGAATCTGTACAAGGTGTGTTTGAGTAAAAGTGATAGTGTCATTCCCAATGGGTACTTTTACAGGACCCGGAATGGAACCGTTAGTAGCCAAAATGGCTCGTTCGAATTT